AAGGGCTGCGTCTGCCCGACGTTTTGCGTCGTAGAACGGCGATGACCAGAACCGCGCAGCGTCCAGGTCGCCGTGATATTGCTCAGAGCGGACGTCTGCGTCCAAGGACGTTATCGCCGCCTGATTTTGCGCGATATTGCCTTTGTAAAGAGATTCACGTTGTAAATTTTGCGTAAGAATACGCTGTGATTTGAGGTTTTTTACCTCCTGTCCCTGTTTTCTCGCGGCCAATGCGGACGATACCGCGCCGCTTACGAACTCCTCCTGTCTCGCCATCGCTCCGCCCGGAGTCGACGCCCCTTTGCCACCAGTACCGGAGAGGATAGGGTTGAGACCGGCGGCCCGAAGATCGGCCACCTCGCGCTGGTGCGCGGTCCGCGACATTGCTTCCTGAAAGTCGCGGTCGCGAGCGGCCTCTCTGGCGGAGGCCTTTTGAGCCTGCATTCCGCCATAAAGAGCGGCGACTCCGGCGATAGCCGCCCCAATCCAACCGATGAAGAAGAAGCCAAGCTCGACTTCAATCTGTGCGAGTGGCAGCACTTTAAAAGTGGTCGATAAGACCCGGAACGCCGTAAACCGGCATCGGGCGTGCCCAACGCATTTTGATATAGCTGTCGAAGATGAACTGAGGTTCTTCCGTTACTGCAATCACCCGATCCACCGGAGGATTCTCCGAGATGAACGTATCGTCTAGGACAGGAGCATTCTCAAAATCTTGCGATAGATGCCACGCGTCCAACGTTTGAGGATGGGAAGATCGAAACGTCCCCGTGATGATTGAAGGCTTATACCGATACTCAGCGAATCGCTCCTGATACCCGAATACGAGATCGTCCTCTGCTGGAACTCCCGAGGTAAAGATTTCTTTCTGGAGAACAGCTTGTTCGCCAATATGAGAGAGCGCGGGCCAGTAGTAATCAAATCGGGTCGAACGGGAGAACATCCTGTTGAGGCCCTGCTGATACGTGATATCTGCTCGGATAGAGACAAGGCCGATAATAATGCAGTGTTCGGTGAACGATTTTGTAAAGCCGTGATCGTGGCTAAGACCCGTGGCATATCCTGCCAAGTTTCCTTGAGGGCTTGCATCCGGACCAGTTGGGTCAGTTTCGGATGTTTGTGCGACTGGTGTGAATTGGATATTTGAAGAACCTCCCCCCAAGTACTCGGGCCTTTGAAGCCTACTATCCGGTGAAGTCACACCGAAGTGAGCTTTTATAATTTCTGTGTACCGCGTTCCACCTCGCGCGTCGCGCTCAAGCATTTTTTGAATCTGGAAAGATTGCCTGAGTTCATTGATCGTTGCGCCAGTCGCGGCGCTTAAGTCCGCCACAAGGCCGCTATTTGCGAATATGACAGGCCCATTAGGGTTCCCCGAGGGCGGCCCGTTTGCACGGATGTCTGATGCGGCTCCGCCGTCAGCTTCGAGTCCGCCTTCCGATCCCCCGCCGAACTCTTCGACGGTGATGGTCGTGCCATCTGAATTTACTGGCGCTGTATCGCCAAGAGGCACTTTTATGCTTTCGCCTTTTTGTGGGAACGGAAGCGAGCTCGTGAAATAATCGTGCCGCTTACCGCGGCGTTTCAGAACGTAGTCTGTCTCTGGATCCGGGCCATCTCCGGTGTTTTCCACTACCGGCTGTTGTAGGTTTTGGTCCCGGTACCATTCGTTATAGATCAGGTTGTACGCCCGATGCCAGAGTGCTGAGTGCGACAAGTCCGCCACTCCGACAGGAATACCCATGTAATCGGAAAGCGTGTTTGCTGCATACCCCACCGTTGGCGGGGACACTATCTGAGGAATTACGAAGTCCGTCGAGTCCCCCGGCGCGTCCTGTTCGCCGTTGAATTTCTGCCAATTGTCCCAGAGCAGCCGAATCGGAACCGCAAAGAATTGCGTATCCTGCATGAGGTTATCCATAATGGGGAATATCGGCGTCGCCATTCGTGAGAATAGCGTGCATCGGACTGTCGCCGTATCGCCGGGTAGAGCCTCATCAACGTAGAACGGAATGAGCAACCCTGAATCGAAAGTCGTTTTGTGACCGTGTGAACGGTCGAAGGTTGAGCGTGGAATTTCCGCATGAGGCACACGTGCGAATTGATGCGTCATCACTGACGGCTGATTTTTAACGCTTTTATAGTGCTCCACTTTTTAACCCTTCCGGAACAATGCTCAACAGATCATAACTGTCGACGATCTGGCTAACAAGGCCCAGATTCTGCGGTTGATCGTGCATTGTAAGCACGCATGTGACGTCATCCCAGCTTCCGAGGTGATGCAAAGCATAATCCTCGGGGTGCTTAGCGAACATATGTTTGGGGTCCGTACCGGCGTCCCTGATCGCTCTCAGGGCCATGTTTGTATTATTAACAAACCACGGCGTGATAAATGCCACCGCTTTGACGTCATACATCGAGTACATTTCCAACTTCATGAAGATTCCTTCTTAAAAGTTTGGCTTTCGCCTCTTGAACCTGCTCACGCGCCGCTAGGCGCTTCGATGTTGCGTTTGATGCTACCTTATTTGCGTGTTCGACTCGAACCGCTTTAATGACTTCCAGATATTCTGCTCCGTCGGAGCGTTTGATTAATTTGTCGTAGTAGCGTGGCGTTTTATATTTTTTCCCCTCGATAACCGCGTAATCGTCGGGATAGATGTCCCACTTATATTCATTGAACCACTTTTCGGCGATGCCTTTTTTAAGGGACATTTTTGTGTACTCAGGCAACACATGCCGGATCTCTCCGGTTGATTCGTCGACTTTTTCATAATGAGCTTTTGCTCGGTCGCCGTTTATTTTCTTGAGTACATAGCGCGCGACATACGCCGCGCTTTTGAAGGTGACATCCCCGATTGTGGCATGACCGAGTCCCCATATTCGCGTAAGCGACTCTGAGAGGTACAACGGATTGCCGCGTACTTGCTTAAACAGCTTTTTGTCGGGAAAGTCGAACCCGAACAGTAACGCGTGGTAGTGAGGACGTCCTAGGTCATCACCATATTCCCCACACATGTAGAACCTGATCTAGACGTCCGCCCAAGCGCGGAGTCTTTTCATGAACAGCTGGAAGTCCCTATGGACCAGCGTTCCGCCCTCGGGAAGAAACTCCGGGGCGTAGGTCAAGGTTATAAAGGTATTTTCTTTGTGTAGTGAGGCTTCGTGCACACAGCGCACGGCCCACTGTCTGGAATGGTCGATCCTGCAGCCGATACAACGGCCACAAGGTATTTTGATGTAGTACCCGGCAGATTGGCTACGGTTGAACGTTACCCCTCCGCCGGGGAGCCTGTAAGCCTGTAAGGGCTTGAAGCAACTCACGGATTAGAGTCTGATGCCGCCTCTCATCGGAGTCCCGCTGAAGTTTTTCCGATTGCTTTTCACCGCATACTTCGTGAAATTCCGGCGAGAACTCTTTCTTTTCATACGTGTACGTTTGGCCATGGGGTCGTTCTCCTATCTGAATGATTGGAACAGAACAACTGCTTAAAAAGAAGGCAACCGACCCGATTATAACCTTTAGGGCTGTCACCTAGCACATTTCATTACAAGAGGAAGAAATGTGCTGCCTGTGGTTACTTATCCACAGGTTCTGGTTTTTTGACCTCAGGTGAGGTCTTGCGCCTTTGGCGCTTTTCAGGCTCCGCCTTTTTCTCCGGCTTCGTGATAATCCCGAGCTCGATGGCTTCTGCCTCGTTTTTTTCGTCGTTCACGAAGTCTAAGAATTGGGCCGGATCGTTCTCGAAACGAGTCCGTAGCCCTGATGGTAGCGCCGAGAATAGCTCTCGGGCTGCTGCAACTTCTTGCAGCGAGTTTTCGAAGTCGATCCCGGTGCAATCACCGTATCTCGCTTCGTGGGTGTTCGTGAAGTCGATAACACCCGTTTTTTGGTATCTGGCCATGATGTTGTTGATATCGCATTCTGCTTTCATGGCCTGTTTTGTTTTGCCGTGGCCTGTGAACTGTATTTGTAGCCGGTCCTTAGGCCCATATGCTGTCCGGACTGTCATGTTTTTTTGCTCCTACGTCTGATTTTAGAGGTGTTTTGGACTGTGTCGCTTTGTAGTTTTTACTGTCCGTCGCCGGGCCGACCGGCTCGTTACTGCCTGTTCGGCATGATATTAATTGCCACGTTTTTTGATCCGTCCGCGATCGCGTCCGTGTTGACGCTGTTCCCAGCGTTGCCTTTCTGTTGGGCGCCCTAGCGCCTTTTGATTGAGGGATTTGCGCCTCTTGGCGCCGCGTATTACCGCGCCTCCTCCTTTTGATGTTAGTCCGAAGCCACGACCTGTCATGGCTCGGATGGCCTTACCGGCCCCCCACGCTATTGCGGCGGCTCCCCCGACGGTCCCAAGGGCTGCGTCTGCCCGACGTTTTGCGTCGTAGAACGGCGATGACCAGAACCGCGCAGCGTCCAGGTCGCCGTGATATTGCTCAGAGCGGACGTCTGCGTCCAAGGACGTTATCGCCGCCTGATTTTGCGCGATATTGCCTTT